ATGGGACAAACCCGATCTAACAGCGGACGAATTAAATCTTTACCTGAATGTTTGCAAAGAAGTTATTAACTTAGAAGTAATAAGCGCACATCTAAACAAATTGAACAGCATGTTCGACGATGCCGACGAACAACAAGAGATGTCTATAAGGCTAGCTGAGATTATTAAAGCTAAGAGTGGGGAGTATCACCAGTGCGAAACTCGCATTGAGAATCTAACCAAGAAGCTACAGGGAGACAGGGGAGATAGGATGAAAAAAATGCATAAAGAAAATGCCTCATTTCTCGCTATCGTCCAACTTTTCCAAGAACAACAAGAAAGAGAAACAATGGTCCACATCGCGGAGATGCAAAAAGAATCTATCAAGGAGGAAGCTGAGAGGCTAGAGGGTATGTCCGAATGGAAAGCCAGAGTTTTAGGAATAAGTCAAGACGATGCCATTTAAATGTAAAGAGTGCGAAAAGGAGTTTAAGAGCAGAAGGAGTTTACATACCCATGTAAAAGCTCACGATATGTTCTTGGGGGAGTATTACGTTAAGAATTACAATAGGAAAGACAAACTTACTGAAGAACTCATACCTTTTAAAAATTACGATCAGTATTTCGCTGCTGACTTTACTAATAAGGGGAATATGAAAAAGTGGTGCGGTCAGGCTCCGCGTGAAGAGGTCAAGGAATTTATAGGGAAATCTTTCAAAGAAAAATTAGGGGCCAAGGGCATTAAGGCGGGGCCACCTTCGACTTACCTACAAACGAGCGGTTTACCCGACATCGACATCTGCAAACAGGTTTTTGGGAGCTACCGTGAAACCTGCGAGCATCTTGGTATGCTCCCTATGCTATCCGCGTCTTTACACAAAGATTTTAAAAAAGATTATTCTAATACGCCTATACTAATTGATACTAGGGAACAGCAACCATTATCTTTTACTAATTCTGAATTATTAAAATTGGATGTGGGCGACTACGCCGTAGGCGGGGATCTATACGACTATACATTTGTGGATAGGAAGTCTTACCAGGATTTTTGCTCTACTATAACCAATGGCTACTCACGTTTTATAAAAGAGCTTGAGAGGTGCAGGTCATTGGGGTGTTATCTTTATATAGTCATAGAAACAGCTTTTGATGATATGTGGGCGACCAATAAAAGGGGGTTCAAGAAATTTAGGCTAGATTATGTTTATCATCAGATGCGGTCTATACAATCTGAGTATACTGATTGTTGTCAGTTTGTGTTTAGTGGCTCTAGAGAGAAGAGCGAGGAGCTTATCCCCAAAATCCTCGTTTTAGGTAAGAAGCTTTGGGAAGTAGACTTGCAATATTTTTGGGACGAACAAATTAAAAAAGATGGCTTGGGAAACAGGAAAACAGAAACTCCACAGAGAGTACAAGGATATAAACAAACTCATTCTCGAAAAAGAGGGGTATTTAGAAGAAACAGAAGCTAAGATTCTTCTTTATAAATTTCTAAGAGAAAATCCTTCTTTTGCTTGTGAATTGTTTACAGGGGTAAAATTATTCCCTTTCCAACATATGGCTATTAAGTCCATGATGGAGTCCGATTACTTTTTGGGGATCTGGAGTCGTGGAATGTCCAAAAGCTTCTCTACGGGCATTTTCGCGCTATTAGACGCTATTTTAAATCAGGGTGTACAGATAGGCATCATCTCTAAGTCATTTCGACAGTCTAAAATGATTTTCAAAAAGATAGAAGATATCGCTAAAAGCCCTAAAGCAGAATTTTTTGCTCAATGTATTACCCGCACATCGAAAATGAATGATGAATGGGTAATGGAGATAGGCAGGAGTAGCATCAGAGCTTTACCCTTGGGTGATGGTGAAAAATTGCGAGGTTTCCGATTCCAAAGAATAATCGTTGATGAATTATTGTTAATGCCTGAAAAAATTTATAATGAGGTGTTGATGCCTTTCCTGTCTGTAGTTGAAAACCCCACTGAGAGGCAAGAGGTTTATGATTTAGAAACCAAGATGATCGAGCAGGGTAAAATGAAAAAAGAAGATCGTAAGCGATGGCCAAACAACAAAATTATTGGTTTATCATCCGCATCTTATAAATTCGAATACCTCTACAAAATATATCAACAATATGAGGCTTTGATTCTAAATGAGAATAAACAGGATGGAGCGCACAGGACAATTATGCATTTTAGTTACGATTGCGCCCCACAGCAACTATATGATCAGAACTTGATTAATCAATCGCGCTCTACTATGAGCGATGCCCAGTTCAATAGGGAATTTGGAGCAATCTTCACCGATGATAGCTCTGGATACTTTAAGGTGAGTAAAATGGCAGCTTGCACCATACCAGATGGAGAAGGGCAATCTGTTGAAGTCGTAGGAAACCGTAAAGACGAATACATCTTATCTTTTGACCCGTCTTGGTCTGAGAGTGAGAGTTCTGACGATTTCGCTATGCTGTTAATCAAAATCAACAGAGAATCTAAGAAGGGAACAATAGTCCATAGTTATGCTTTATCGGGAGCCAACTTAAAAACACATATTAAGTATATGGCTTACATTCTTACCCACTTTAATATATCAGCTGTAGTAGGGGATTATAATGGAGGCGTTCAATTCATCAGCTCCTGTAATGAGAGTGAGATATTCAAAAGTAAAAATTTAAATCTAGGAGTAATTGAAGCTGATTTAGACAAATCTAAAGATTACGATAGAAACTTGAGTAGGCTTAAAAATCAATACAATAAATCAGAAAGAAAATTCGTTTTCCTTAGAAAGCCTACTTCGTCTTGGATTAGGCTAGCTAACGAGTCTTTACAATCTTCTTTTGACCATAAGCGTATATTTTTTGCGGGAGCCGCTATGAATGATGATTATAACAATCAAAGAAAATCTAGAGTCCCTATAGAAGAGTTGAAGTTCTTAAAGAATGATACTGATGAAAAAGGAGCAAAAGGTGCGAGGATGATTGATTTCGTCGAACACCAAAAAGACATGATGGATCTTATTAAAGTCCAATGCGCTATGGTTCAAATTACGACATCTTCTCAAGGAACTCAAAGTTTTGATCTACCGCGTAACTTAAGAAGGCAAAGCGGAGCTAACAAAGCTCGTAAAGATTCTTATTCAGCCTTGGTCTTAGGTAATTGGATGATGAACGTATTCTATGATATGGAGTCAGATGACATATCAGATAGGCAAAACACTTTTGTACCAATGTTCATTTCTTGACTTTTAAAAGTTGAAAGTTAACTTTGAGGTGTAAGATAATTTGTATCTTATGTCGAAAAGGAAATATACTAAAAGTGCTGAATATTGGAAGAAATTCAATACTTCAGATCACCCATCACATACTCGCGATAACGAGGAAACCTCTCCAGAATTACTGGGAGAACCTTTTTATACTTCTGAAGCATCCTATAGTGGGGTATCCGAAGCTAGGAGGCAGGGGGCATCGACCAGCGGGTTTTCTGGATCTCGCACGAACCGCGCTGCTTATACGACTCTTCATAATCGTTACTCCAGTATAAGTTCGGGTCTGTTGCCATATGAATATTCATCAGAAGGTATAACCTGTCGGGACGCTATTGAATTATGCCAGAAGGCTTATTGCAATGTCGCCGTATTTAGGAATGCTATAGATATTATGTCAGAGTTTACAAATACTGATGTCTATTTAGAAGGCGGCTCAAAAAAGAGTAAAGAATTTTTTTACGAATGGTTTAAAAGAGTTAATATTACATCTTTAAAAGATCAATACTTCAGAGAGTATTACCGCAGCGGGAACGTCTTTCTTTATAGGATTGATGGCAAATTTAAAGTAGATGATTATGCCAAGCTTATGAACCAAGTGGGGACTATTGGCGCTTCTGCTAATAAAATTCCTCTTAAGTATATCCTACTTAACCCTTATGATGTCGTAGCTAAAAGAACCACCACTTTTAACTATGGTTCGGTTTATCAAAAAGTTTTATCTGAATATGAGTTAGCTCGACTATCTAACCCGCAAACAGAAGAGGACATAGCTATATTCGAAGCTTTAGATGACGAAATTAAAAAATCTATATTAGGAGGGACTTTTTCTAATGAAGGAATCAGTATTGACTTAGATCCAAAAAGACTTTCTTATTCTTTTTATAAAAAACAAGATTACGAGCCTTTCGCTATACCATTTGGTTTCCCAGTGTTGGACGATATCAATGCTAAGCTTGAATTGAAAAAAATGGATCAATCCATTACCCGCACAGTAGAAAATGTAATATTGCTTATCACTATGGGCGCAGACCCTGAAAAAGGTGGAGTTAACCCCAATAACATGGCTGCTATGCAAAACCTTTTCAAAAATGAAAGCGTAGGTCGCGTTCTTGTTTCCGACTATACGACTAAGGCGGAATTCATTATGCCTGAATTGAATTTGGTTCTTGGACCAGAAAAGTATCAGGTGCTTAACGAAGATATTAAACAAGGATTACAAAATGTAATAGTTGGGGAAGAGAAATTTAACTCAACTCAAGTCAAAGCCCAAATCTTCATTGATAGACTTAAAGAGTCCCGTCATGGGTTCTTGAATGATTTCTTAAACAAGGAAATAAAAAGAGTGGCAAAAAGTTTGGGGTTCCGATCTTGGCCCGAAGCTAAGATGAAGGATATGGACATGAGAGATGAGGTCCAGCTTATGAGAGCTTCTACTCGACTTATGGAATTAGGTATCATTACCCCGAAGCAAGGGATGGAAATGTTTGAAAATGGAAAATTCCCAAATCCTGATCAATTAGAGTCGGCTCAGAAAGAATTACTTAAGGAGAGAGAAAAAGGACACTTTAACCCCTTAGTTGGTGGAGTGCCTGTATTTTCTCCTTTAGATGCCCCAGCAGCAGGGCCAAAAAAAGAAGGCGGTAGGCCAGAAGGGACTACTGGTATACCTTTAGCTAACGCCACTTACTCTAGAGCTAATATACAAAAAACCATATATTCTATAGATAGTTTTATTAATGATTCTAAAGAAAAAATGACCTCTCATTTAAAAGTAAAAGAACTCAGCGAAGCGCAAGAGGTAATGCTCGCTACTCTGTGTGAATCTATCATTTGCTCACGGGATAAAGAATCTTGGGATAAAACTCTTGAATCATGTGTAAAAGATTTTAACGAAATTGAAGATTTAGGCACTTTAAGGCAAGTTTTAAATATATCATCTGAACATTCATTAGAAACTTATCCAGCAGCAATCCTATATCATAGCCATGAAAAATAATTTTAATTATACAGAAAACGGTATTGAAGTCGATATATCTGAAGCAATGCATTGCGAAGATAAAAACAAAGAAAGTCAATCTAAAAAGAAAGAATATTCTAGTTATGGCTCCCCAGAGATATCTAAACACTACTTTAAGTCTAAGGACGATGCGATAGCAGATGCTAAGAGAATGGGTCTTTCTGGTGTCCACTCTCATAAAGATGAAGATGGCAAAGTCGTATATATGGCTGGTCCCGATCACGCATCGTTTATGAAAAAACATAAAGAGGTGAATAAGAAATCAGAAAGTATGGATAAAAAACAATACGATAAGATCGATAAAAAAGAACTCAAGCAAGACTCTAAAAAAGAAAAGGCCCAGCATGAAAAAGATGCTATCGAAGATGACAAGAGCAAAATTAAAAAACTAAAAAAAGGCGCTCCATCTGAAAAGAAAGACTCTGAGAAAAAAGATCTTAAAAAAGATATTAAATACGACAAGAAGTCCGCGAAGAGTTATGCTCAACTGTTGATGGACATCGCCGCAGAGAGATTTGGAGGAAAAAAACGAGGGGCATTAAAAGACAGCGATTTTCTTGATCCCGAAAGGCGTTCGTTTCCAGTTATGTCTGCACAAGATGTAAAAGACGCAGTAAGTAGCTGGGGAAGATATAAGGGGTCGATGAGCTTTGATCAATTCAAAGCTAAACTAATCCGTAGAGCAAAAAAAATTGGGGCTGAAAACGCCCTCCCTAAAAGCTGGGCAGAAAAAAAGTGATGGATTACAAATACACCGCGACTTTTGAAGCCCCACTGTCATCTTGTAAGATAAATTCAGCTTCGTTAATCTCTAAGGCTTCTTTAAAGAACTTAGAGTCTCTTATCCCAAAAGATATAGATTATAATGAAAATGTAGATCTTATGGGTGTAGCTTTCAACGCTGCCGTTATAAACCAATTCAATAAGAATGGTGACGGCATGGATTCAGCTACCGCTGTTAAATATGCTAACAATTTTATTCATAAACCTACTAATATCGAACATGATAAACAAAAAGTTGTAGGGCATATAGTCTCTGCTGGTTATAGCAATTATAAAACTAGTGAGCTTATAGAAGAGAATCAAGCTTCTTCTATGAAAGAGCCTTTTAATATAGCTTTGGGAGCTGTTTTATATAAGACTATCAATTCTAATTTTACTGACTTAGTCGAGAAATCCTTAGATCCAGATAGTAATCAATATCAGAAAGTCTCTGCCAGTTGGGAGGTGGGTTTTAATGATTATGTTTTAGCAGTAGGTAGTAACTTATTAAGTGAGGCGCAAATTATTTCTGACCCTGAAGAGATATTAGAGATGCGAGGTTTTTTACGGAGCTATGGAGGCAACGGGAAAACAGACAAAGGAGAAACTATTTATAGATTAATAAAAGGCGATATTTACCCATTAGGTATAGCTTATACTTTAAACCCAGCAGCTAATGTAAAAGGTCTATACTCTCCTTCCGAAGACGCTACGGAAGTTTTTATCTCTGATAAACGGGATAAAATTTCACAAAACAATAATTTAAATGTAAACAACCAAAAGAACATTATCGATATGGAACTTGAAAATACTCTAAATGAACTAAAGGATCTTCTCAATGAGAAGAAATTCTCAAAAGAAGCTGTAGCTTCTATGACTGATACCTTTGCTGATGCGATCCGCCAACGGGACGAGCAATACCGTAAGGATATTGAAGCAGAGCGATTGGCTAAAGAAGCTAAAACGAAAGAATACGAAGACCTCAAAGCTTCTGTTGCAGAACTAGAAGCTAAACTTGGCACAGCTAGTGAGCAAATCGGTTCTTTTGAAAACGAAAAGAAAGCCGAAGAAGCTATCGCTTCGTTTAACACTCGCATGGATCAGATCGACGAGAAATTCGAACTTGATGACCAAGATCGTGAATTCCTCGCTTCTGAGCTTAAAGGTCTTGGAGATGAATCCTCTTATGAGGCATTCGCTTCAAAACTCAATATCCTTTGGAAGGCCAAAAATAAAG